TGCAATCTGGCCCTGTCACATCTCGGCAATAAGGCACAAGTAAGCGCTATTGCTCCTTCCGACAAAAGCACCGAAGCGAACCTGTGCGTTATCTTTTACCCGCAGGCGCGTGACCTCATTTTGGAAGAGTACGACTGGAATTTTGCGATACGAACGGTTGCCCTTGCCGATCTTGGGAGTCCTCCTAGCGGCTGGGCCTATCGCTATGATTACCCAAACCTCTGTCTACGGCCTATCTCAATCAAGACAACCAACGATGATACTGCTCAGGATTATGTGGTTCAAGGTGACGATACCCAGGGGCGCGTGGTTCTGACCAATACTGCTGACGCCGAAATGGTATTTATTCAGAGAATCACAGATACCGGACTATTCACTCCGACCCTGGTCGAAGCGATCTCCTGGTTATTGGCTTCGTATCTGGCGGGCCCCTTAACGAAAAGCTCTGAGTTGTCTCAGAATGCGCTGGCCGTTTATGGGTTGCGAGTCAGACAAGCTCAGGTGATGGATGCCAAAGCACACAAGCTGGGTGGGCCGCGTCAACGCAATGGTACTTATACTCCTGGTGGTATAGCAGCGAGGAACGAGGGCGCATGAGGACTTCACAGCGGTCATTCGCCGGTGGTGAAATCTCCCATGATTTATTCGGCCGGTTTGAACTGGGTCATTATCAGACGGGTTTAGCGGTGTGCCGGAATTTTATGACCTTGCCTCACGGTCCTGCGGTCAACCGTTCTGGCTTCCAGTTCATCAAGGAATGTAAAGATGGTGGGACCTCTCAGGTTAGACTTATCCCATTTATATTCAATCAGGACCAGGCTTATGTCCTTGAATTCGGCGAGTTGTATATGCGGGTTCATACCGAAGGCGCAACTGTGTTGGAATCGACTGTTGCCATCACCGGAGCAACGCAAGCCAACCCGGTAGTCATCACCCAGACAGGCCATTCGTACCTGGATGGTGAGGAGGTGTACATCACCGGCGTTCTGGGTATGACCGAATTGAATGGGCGTTATTTCAAGATCGCCAACAAGACCGCCAATACTTTTGAGTTGACCGATTTGCAGGGCAATAACATCGACGGGACTGGGTTTACGGCCTATTCATCCGCTGGAACGTCCGCCAGGGTTTATACAGTGGTCAGTCCCTATTCAGCGGCGGATCTGTTCGATATCCAGTTTGAGCAGTCTGAGGATGTAATGACTTTAGTGCATCCATCCTACGTGCCTTATGAATTGCGTAGAAATGGAGCTACGAGTTGGGCGTTTACGACCATCACCATTGCCCCGAGTGTGGATCGACCGGCTGGGGTGGCAATTGTGGCAAGCCCGGCATCCGGAACGCCAAAGTCCTATTACGCGGTGACCGCCCTTGACGAAGACACGCTGGAGGAATCCTTTCATTCCAGGATTGCAATAACCGGGATTACTAACGCTAATCCTGGTGTTGTGACTGCGACGGCTCATGGTTTCTCAAACGGCGATCTGGTTCGACTCTCTGAGGTCGAGGGTATGACGGATGTGAATAGCCAGGAGTACGTGGTCACCAACAAAACCGCGAATACCTTTGAGTTGGGTACGACTGACACGACTTCATTGGTACTTATACGTCCGGCGGGATCATCCTGATTGGGATTGCCAACGATTTATCCGTCGGCACCAACAAAAATACTATTTCCTGGAGTGCTGTGACCGGTGCGGTTCGGTACAACATTTATAAAATTGAGAATGGCCTTTTAGGGTATATCGGTCAAACGTCGGATTTAAGCTTTGGGGACGATAATATCTCCCCGGATGCACTCACGACTCCTCCGATTGACGTTCAACCGTTTGCATCGGCCAGCAACTACCCGGCGGCAGTGGCTTATTTTGACCAAAGAAGAGTGTTCGCGGGTACTGACAATCTCCCTTTGACGGCTTACATGAGCCGTTCCGGGACGGAAAGCAATTTCACCAAGTCGATTCCCTCCCAGGATGATAACGCAATCACCTTCCGGGTGTCTGCCCGTCAATACAATCGTATCCGTCATCTGGTTCCCTTGTCTGACCTTCTGATCTTTACCTCTGCGGCGGAATATATTCTGTCGAGTTTCAATGCGGACGCAATCACGCCGACCACCATTGATGTGAGGCCGCAAAGTTATGTGGGGTCATCGAAGCTCAGGCCGATTGTGGCTGGTGGGTCTGTGGTTTTTAATGCCGCCAAGGGCGCCCATGTGCATGACATCAAATATACCTTTGAGTCGGACAGTTACGCGCCCAGGGATATTTCAATTCTGGCTCCGCATTTGTTTGAGACGTTTACATTAGTGGATTGGGGCTACTCGAAAACTCCTTATTCGGTAACCTGGGCGGCGCGATCTGACGGCACCTTGTTGGGCCTGACGTATCTGCCGGATCAGAGCCCGGTTGTTTTGGGTTGGCATCGGCACGATACTCATAACGGATTATTTGAATCAACGGCGACCATTCCGGAAAGCAATGAAGAGGAAATGCTGTACACGCTTATTAAGCGCGAAGTGAACAGTGTGGACCGGCGTTTTATTGAGCGGCTTCATTCCAGGGAATCCGCAGATTCCCCTGATGCGGATATCCAGGACGCCTTCCATCTGGATAGTGGACTGACGTACGACTTGGCCGTTACCATTACCGGGGCGACTCAGGCTAACCCGGTGGTTATCACTGCAACCGCTCATGGGTTCAGTGATGGCGACGAGGTCCGAATTTCAGATATTGATTATGGAATCGATAATTTCGGCACGGCCTGGGGAATGAATGAACTGAATGGCAACGTCTACACAGTGAACAATAAGACGGCCAACACGTTTGAATTGCAGGACACGGAAGCCACCCCCGCTGATATCGACGGGACGGCGTTTACGGCTTATAAGTCTGGGGGTGAAGTCCGCTTGGAAGTCACGGTAATTGGTGGCCTGCACCATTTGGAAGGTGAAAAGGTGGCGATCCTGGCTGATGGCAAAGAGGTAGCGCCTCAAACGGTTATATCCGGTCAGATCACGTTAGCGGAGCAGGCGTCACGGGTTCATGTCGGGCTTCCCATTGTCGCTGATTTACAGACCTTGCCGCTTGTTCATGAAAGGGTGGAAGGGTTTGGGCGCGGTCACTTCAAGTCAGTGACCCATGTGTATATGCAAGTGGACAGGGCAGTTGGGATTTTCGCCGGTCCTGATACGGATAGCTTGGTGGAGTACCAGCAAAGGACGGATGAAGAATACGGTCAAGCGACTCGAATGGAGTCAGACGAAATTGAAGTGGTGATTCCTTCTACCTGGAGCAGGTACGCGCAAGTGTCTGTCCGGCAAACGGCTCCTCTGCCTGTTTCTATCCTCTCAATGTCATTGGAGGTGGAACTTGGAAGTTAAATCAAGGTCAGCGGTCAAGGTAAGGCAGGCGACCATTGAAGACATAGATGCTTTGATTGCCCTGGGTTCTGTGATGCACGACGAAAGCCCTTTGTTTAGGCTGTTGGATTATGACGAAGCCAAGCTTGCCGCTCTCGGTGAGAAATTACTCGAACAAGGTGGGGTGTTCCTGGCAGAGGATGAAGACTCGAATGTGGTTGGAATGTTTGTCGGCATGGTGAGTGAGTATTTTTTTGGACATGATTTGATGGCAAGCGACTTTGCCTTGTATGTGGATGAGGATCACCGTGGCGGGAGTATTGGAGTAAGACTTGTCAAGGCTTTTGAGAAATGGGCGTTTGAATTTGGAGCGAAGGTTATTTTGCTGGGAATCAGTACGGGTATCCAGGCCGACCGTACTGCCCAGCTTTATAACCGGCTTGGATTTAAAACGCATGGATATACAACTCTAAAAATGAGGACTGAGTGATGGCTGGAACAGTAACGGAAACAGTTGAAAACATAAATAACCCGCCGGTTGACGTTATATCTCTGGCATGGGTGTCTGATGCGAGTGGTGACGTGAGCGGAACCAATACGGCTAAAAAGTACAGCGGAACTATAACCAGAATGAAGTTTATTCCAAGTGGTGTTTCTGCTCCGACTGCGAATTATGACGTTACGCTTCTTGATGATGATGGGTGTGACGTTATGGACGCCCAAGGTGCCGACCGGTCTGCTACGGCGACGGAATGCGCTGTTGGGTTTGGTGAGGTCATGGGATCGGTTTTACAGTTGGTGGTAGCGAACGCGGGCAATGCGAAAGAGGGAACCGTTATTGTTCATATCCGAAGGGATATTTAAATGGGTAAGTCTTATCAAACTTCAAAGGGCACAAAGAGTCTTTCCGCAGGAATGCTTCGTCGTATCAAGAGAGTCTATGACGTTGACCCGAATCTATTGTCGGCGCAAGTCAAGACGCTCTACGAATCACAATTTGGCGGTGGCGGTGCCTCCTATGAAGCATTACCAGTTACAGCTAACCTAGTAAGTGATTGGGATGCAAGCTACGAGATAACATTAAACGGTTCAGACGTCTCACAATGGACACCCTCTGCTGGGGATGCAAATCTTTTAGTACAGGCAACAGCCGCAGACCAGCCATTATATAATTCAACAGATGCCGACTTTAATGGTCATGCTAGTATTCAGTTTGATGGTGTGACAGAAAATCTGGCTACAATAGCATTGCTTAGCGGAAACATGACACAGCCCACCACTGTATTTGTAGTTATGAAAATGATTGTCGCAGGAATAACTAAAACCGTATTTGATGGCATTGATGGAACTGACAGACAGGCTTCAATAATCAGCGGGTTTGGCGCGTTTAATCCATTTGCGGGTGCTTCCATGACTGGGACACTAGCGGCAGACACCAACGTCAATATATTATGTATAAGATATAATGGCGCGTCTTCAGATTCTTATATTAATGGTGGGACTGCCGATGGCTCAGGAAACATAGGCGCTAATGATTTGGGTGGTCTTACCTTGGGAACACGGTATGACGGTACAAACCCGGCAGATATGAAAGCAGCAAGAGTCGCACTATATGACGGATTACTTTCTGATGCAAACGCTAATCTCGTAGGAAACGCACTAGCTACAAGATACGGCACAACATGGACGGATATCTAAAATGGTTGATTATGTAACAACTCAAAATTTCGGGAACGCCAATTCAATCGTTGCGCGTATGAATAATTTAATGGGCTTCCCCAACGCAAGAGTTAAAACTGATCGGTATGCAATACCGCTAGAACACGCAACGAATGCCGGGGAATGGCTTGTAATTATTAAGGAAGTGGGTTCACCTGCTTTCGATGTCGGGGAACCAGACGAACCAGGCTTTATTCCGGGGGTTGCTACTGTGTTGGATATTAACGGGGAGCTTACCCCCGCTGAACGAAACACAATCAAGTCAAGAGAGACGCTGGAAGCAGAGGGGGCGTTTCCTGATCCAGATATTCCTTAACGATTCACCAGTTTAATAATTTAAATATGGAAATGAATTGATATGTGTACAGGCGCAGAAGCAATGTTGGCTCTCCAAGGAACGCAGGCGGTAACGTCATCGGTAAGCGCGTTTCAGCAAGCGAAAGCTCAAAAAGATACGCTGAAAGCCAGGGCGACCGTGACCCGGCGCAATCAAGAGATTGCGGCGATTGAGGAAGCGAACATTGTAAGGCGTGGCGTTCGCAGTGAGCAGGCGGTTCGCAGGAACACACGGGATTTTGGCAAGGCTCAACGCGCGGCGTTTGCTGGCCGTGGCATTGATGTGAATTTCGGGACGCCACTTGATATTGTCGCAGGAACCGAGGTGATTGGGGAATTCGATGCGGGGACCACCCGTGAGAATACGGCCAATGCCAGGTTCGGGGCGCAGGTGCGCGGGCAGGGATTTCAAACTGAGGCGGCATTTTTAGATACGGCTGCCGGGAATATCAGACCTGGCAGTGCCGCCTTTTCTACCTTATTGGGGGGTGCTACGTCTACT